CAACGAAGCCCCTTGTGATGAGCACATCACCTGTATTACCGAAGAACAGCGCCTAGAGGCTGTTGGAAACAATCACTACTCGGCTGCTTCGTTTGACTGGAACCTGCCTCATTGGGTTGAGTTCAATGACAATGTAATAAAAGGAATTAAAGAGCGTCTAGAACACAAAGACTTTATTTGCCTTATTGCCGGTTATGCCTCTAAGCCGATTGCGGATGCTTTCCCTGACGAGTTAAGCGTGGAGTTTGGAATTGGGTACGGTGGCTCATTTGCCCCCTACAAAGTATTTGAGTCTTATGCGTGGATGCACTCCTGCTACGGGTCCAAAGTAACCGACCCCCATGCGCTTGATGGAAAATTCTACGACACCGTGATTCCTAGTTACATTGATGTTAACGATTTCCCTCTACAGGAAACCCCCGACGACTACTACCTTTATATAGGTCGCCTAATTGAGCGTAAGGGTTACCAAGTTGCTGTTGATGTCTGTAAACATCTTGGTAAACGACTACTTATAGCCGGTCAAGGAAATCCTCCGGGTTACGGTGAATATGTGGGAGTTGTTGGAACGGAAGAACGAGCAAAATTAATGGGTGGAGCAATTGCCACATTTACTCCCACTATCTACGTAGAGCCTTTTGGGACTGTGGCTGTGGAAGCGATGGCTTGTGGGTCTCCTGTTATTTCAACAGACTGGGGCGCTTTTACGGAAACAGTTATTGATGGTGTAACGGGGTTTAGATGTCATACTATGCAAGAGTTTATAAACGCTGCCGATGATGTAAAAAATCTTGACAGAGGATTTATTAGCAAATATGCAAAAGATAGATACGGTTTAGCGACTGTTGCAAAAATGTACGAGAAGTACTTTGAACGCCTTGAGACCCTATGGGGTCGCGGCTGGTATGAAGTAAAATAGTAAATAGTTCATATAAAGTATTTACTAATCAACACCTAGTTACAGCGTAAAATTAACATGACAAAGATAGGTGGATTTTCATGCCCTGGAAAGAATTTTTAGACGGCCAGATTTTGGATGCTTCAGAAGTAAACGATTACTTCATGAATCAGGCTGTTCTTGTTTTTGCCACAACAACAGCGAGAAATGCTGCGATAACCAGTCCAATCGAAGGAATGTTTTCTTACATAACTACAGATGATGTTATTTCTATTTATCAAGTTGTTGATGGTGTAGGTTCGTGGACACCACAACTTGCACTGATTGAAGACGACGCCGTAACCACGGCTAAGATTTTAGACGAGGCTGTAACTACTGCAAAGATTGACGACGGCGCTGTAACTGCCATAAAACTCGGAACCGGTGCTGTAACCTCAGACAAAATTCTTAATGAAACAATTGCCAACACAGACATAAGTACTTCTGCTGCTATTGCTCATAGCAAATTAGCCACCACGACCGCTGGAAACATTCTTATCGGCACAACTACCACAGGTGTAATAACTGGAACTGCCGTAACTGGAGATGTAACAATTACTGGTGCTGGAGTTACCGCTATTGGAAACGGTGCTGTAACTTCTGCAAAACTTGCCAACAGTCTTACTCTTCCAGGCACTACAACATTTGGGCAAATTGTTGAAAAAGCAGCAACCAACGATACGACCACCTTGTCTTCTACCGTAACAAATATCGATATTTTGTCTGGAACTGTATATAGGTTTACCAACGCAAGTCACACAACAGGTTTTAAACTGAACCTAAGAGGCGATGGCACCCCGACCACACTGTCTTCACTAATGACGGCAAACACACAAGCAATTACGGTGTGTGTTTCTGTTGTTTCTGGAGCAAGTCCAATTTCATTTGCTGCTTCTGATTATTTAAGAATTGATGGAACTTCTACGGGAGTTACAATTAAATGGTTTGCTGGGACGAAACCTTCTGGAACCGCAAACTCAGAAGATTTTTATACTTTTACTATTTTTAAGACAGGGGCTACAGCCTTTACGGTATTCGCTAGCCAGTCAAGATTTGCATAATGCCTTTTCTTGGTGGAAGAGGTCAAGCCTCTAGAGGCTATTTTGGCAGAGGTACAATCGCCGATGCTCCAACCCTTGGCACACTAACTACATCAATTAGTTCTCCCAATACTGTGTCAAAACCGACAAAGACAGAAGATGACAATAACGCAACTTTTGCATGGGATGCTGTTAGTGCTGGCGGTGTAACAATTGGGATACCTTTTACTGCTCCTGCCTACGACGGCGGTCTTGTAATAACAGATTATGAATACTCAACAGACGATGGTTCAACATGGAAATCTGCTGGCTCAACTACTTCACCAATCTCCATTACTACCGTAAGTGGTTCGGCTGCAAACTTGAGCGCTGCGGTTGAATACACAATAAGACTAAGAGCAGTTAACCCACTTGGCTCTGGAACCGCATCTTCTTCATCCCTAAAGACCACGCCGACAGCAGTTACTTCTTACACAATCCGTGTGTACAACAACAGGGGCACAGAAACTCTTACAGAAACAATTACCGGCAATACCACTAGAACATACACAAGAAGTCAGTATCGCACTGCTACTGACTGGAGTGTCACAGTAGCAGCAGTCAACACAAACGGTACTGGTACATACTCTACAGAATCTGACGCATCAACAGGATGGACTCTTGCTTCCTGTACAAATACCACCGCTACTGGTTGTGACAGTTGTGGAACAAAATCTACAGTATGTAGCAAGTGGACCCGCGGCGCAACTGAAGGACCTTGCGATGTTTCTTGTGGAACAGAAAGTGGTTGTTCACACTCATGGACAGACGCAACCGCTGCTGGGACATACCCTTACCCAGGCCACGGAAATCAGGCTTTCACTATCAGAGAAGACGCTTTTGACTTTTTCGGCAGTGGGGTTTATATGTCCATGAACAACGACCCGCAAGGAATTATTGTTCACGGAGTCAACTGTGGTGGCAACGGAAATTACTATGTTTACTACCGTGAGTACTGTTCTATTACTGACACTTACAGAATTGTTCCATACGGATGTATTGACACCGTGTTTGCTAAGTAGGTTAAATAATAACTTCTTCTAAATATTGTGCTGTTGTTTTGCGTGGAAACTGTTCAAGTTTTGTTTTAAACCAAGAAATCATTTCTTCAGACATCTGCGGAAAACCATCAACATAATCTCTATGGTTTTCATCACCCTTCAAAAATCTTGCAAGGTGCATGTCTGGCATTGAGTCAATCTCGTCAAGAACATATTTAGGAATATTAAGCGTATCTATTGCCATCTTTGAATAGATAGCCATTGGGTGGTCGGAGTTGAACGGTTCTTCGACCATAAAAGCCCATTCGCGAATATTTTTGAAAAACTCTGCCATAGATAAAGCGCCCCACAGCGCTCCTGGGTATTCGCCTTCTTGTATTTCTGGAGCGTGATAGTGTCTTCCGTCATTTCCTGGTGTTGACCATCTTATGAACAGAAAACAAAACAAGGGTGAAGTGTCAAGAAAAATATCATGACGAGCAACATGACGTGTTGATAAGGTCATATTTAAATATGGAGAGTGAATACCTGCGTAGAATCCTTCATCTTCGTATTTTGTTCCCAACGTTGGCAATTCAACACTGTAAGTAAGGTTGTCACACCTTCCTGAACGAGGAACATTGTGTCCATCAACAATAAACATTGACTTCATCAAAAAAAATTTTCCTTGATTAGTAACTGAAGGAGCCTTAAAAATGACAGCATGTGGGATAGGGGCCATTATTAAATTCCTGCAAGTTTTCTATCAATTATATTCAAGTTGATGCATGCTTGGTTAACTGCTGAAAGAACCACGAATATGTGTTCGTTATCTTTTGTTATTTCTGGCATTTCCCATGTTTCGTATTCAAAATCCATTGGGTCAATACCAGCACGAATACATAAATGAAAAAGTTCTTTGTACATAAAAGAACGCACTTCTGTAAGAGCCGCTACCTTGTCGTCTTCTGTCAAGAATTGTTCTAATCCCATAAATTTCCTTTTTGCTTAGGTTTGAATTTTATCATAACCCAGAGTACCGCTATACTGTCGACATGACGCCTTGGCAAGAATGGAAAAAGAAGAATGCTGAAAAGCAGGCTCGCGGGCAGTCTTCTCCTCTTGATTTCGTAAACCCTGAAACCAACTATGCCCCTGTTGATGAAATACAGCGAAGAATGTCCATCTGTGAAAGTTGCGAACATTATTTGAAGTCTAAGCAGTGTTCTCAGTGTGGATGCTTCATGCCTCTTAAAACTCGTCTCAGCCATGCGGTGTGTCCTGTGAACAAATGGTAACTACTACCACGTGGTAAAATTGACTGAGCACGGGGGTGTTTTTGTCAAGGTTAAAGTTTTTACAGTTAACAAAACTAATTATTTTTGTTCCAGTTATATTTTTGGCCGTTTTTGCACCTATTGCTAGAACCCTTGCTTCTGGTGAACAAAGTCCTACTACGTTTACTACAACTGGACCAAACGACTATTACTTTGAACTAACTGCCGGAACAACTTTTACTTTAAGAACCTACGCTCAGCAGTATGGAATCGATAGCCAACTGTGGCTTTATGACAGCAACGGCACGGTTCTTGCCGTAAACGATGACTACTACGGTCTTGATTCGTACATTTCCTACAATGTCCAGACGACCGGAACCTATCGTCTTCGTACGAGCATTTGTTGTGGAAACCCTGATAGGTGGACCGGCACTTCATATGTGGTGGAATCAGGCTCTGCGCCAACAAACGCTCCGCCTACCACGACAACCACTAGCACTACAACCAGTACAACCAGTACAACCAGTACTACAACTACCACTATTGCTCCGTATCTAAACAGTCCGCAAAATCTTGTAATTACATCAAGTAATGAAAGCAAAGTTTATTTGTCATGGGACGCCCCAGAACAATCAAATACACAAGTAGAGAGATACGCGGTTTTCTTCTCAAAAAATAACTGGGATTCTGGTTGGGCAATTTCATCTATGGGGACATCTGCAATTGTTGAGAACCTGGAATCAGGCACTGTTTACCAATTTAGAGTCCGTGCCGACAATGATTCTGTTTCAGTTTATTCGGGGTGGAGCAATGAAGTAGAGAGAACAACTACCGCTACAACCACTACAAGTAGTACGACAACAACTACTAGCACTACGACAACAACTACTAGCACTACGACAACTACCGAACCAGCGGTTGTACCTCCTCCTGTTGAGACGATTCCAACAGAAAACACCACTGTTTCAATTCCTGAACTAGAAACAGTAATTTCCCCAACTACAACAACTCTTATTCAAACAATATTTGACCCAGTGGAGGTAACCCCAATTGAGACACCCACGAGCGAAAGTTACCCCGAAGGTGATGGACCCGCCGCCTCGGTACCACAATATGCCCCAGAACAAGAGACAACAACACAAACGAACGAACCGCCGATAGTTGTTCCGGAAGCAGTTCAAGACGCAGCCGACGCTGCAGTTGCGGATATTTTTGACGGCCCTATGTCTAATGCAGGACTTGCAAACGCGGTTGACGATTTGGTTGCAGATGCCGGAACGCCTGAAGAACTCACTGCCGTAGTTAATTCTCTTCTCGACCAAGAACTAACGGACACGCAGTTTTCTACAGTTATTGATTCGGTGTTTGATGGGCCCATGTCTAACGAAAACTTTTCTGCTGCTGTTGATGCTGTCTTTGCAGACACTTCTACATTGAGTGACGAACAGTTTGACACTGCAGTGCAAGCAGTGTTTGATGGGCCTTTGTCAACCGAACAGTTTGGCGATGCTCTTGAAGCAGTTTTTGACGAACCGATTTCTGATGAAAAGTTCGATGCTATTATTGATGCCGTTTTAGATGAACCACTTTCTGAAGAGCAGTTTGAAGAACTTGTTGGTGTCCTGGAATCAGACACAGTTACAGAAGAACAAGTTGCGGCTGCAGTTGATTCAGTAATTGAAAACGGCGTTACGGAAGAACAAGCAACAGACCTTGCCACAAGCGCAAAAGTTTTGGAGAGCATTGACGGAGACCAAGCAACAGAAATCTTTGACGCTGTTGACATTGGCGCAGTAACGCCAGAAGAAGCAGCGCAACTTGTTGAGGCTGTTCAGAGCGCACCAACCGAGGTTAGAGAAGCAATGGAATCTGAAATCAACGTATTCCAAGGGGCAATTGACACCTATGTTCCCCTTGGCTCAAGTGTACCTATTGGAACAAGAAGAGTAATTATCGGCGCTAGTGCTCTTGCAATTTTTTGTGCGCCCGTACCAACATCTAGGAGAAACTAATGTTTAAAAAACTTAAAGACGGATTGAGTGACTTGTCATGGACTCTTGCTGGAACAGCACTTGTTTTGATAACACTAAGTGGACAAACAAGAACATACGGATTATGGATATCTGGTATTGCTTTAATTGTTTACTTCTTTGGAATTCTTATTAGTAGCGATGATGACGAATAACCATAAGTGGTAAAATTGACCATCCGCTTTTAAAAAGGAACAGTCATGCCAAGAAAATATTCTTATTACCCCAGTTTTGACGGAAAAGGCGCACAGCCTGGGACTCAAAAACTTGTTGAACTCTGTGGGAAAAGATGGAAAGCCACCAATATGGGAATTTATTCCGCAAGATTGATGCGAAACTCCAAGACCGCCGGCAAGAAGATTGGCGACCCTGGCATGGAGAAGTACCTCAGCGTTCACGCCACTGGAGCCGCATGTGACGTTGGTTACACAGACCGCAAGGTTGGTGTTGAAATGTGGAACTGGTTTATCAAGTACACCAAAGAACTCGGGATTGAAGAGATTCATGACTATGCATTTGATGCTGATAAGTCGGACAAGAATGTTGGCTATGGTCGCGGCTTCAGGTGCTCAAGAGGAGAAAACGAGGCTGGGGTAAAAATTTTCACCGAAAAAGATAATGCTGGAAGTTTTGGCGGTAAGTGGTTGCACATAGAACTTTCTCCAGAGATGGCTAAAGACGCTGCAAAGTTTGAAGCAGCATGGCGTGCCCTTCCAAAGCCTGGTGCATGATTAAGAATGGAAGCAATCACAGTTGCTCTCATCACGGTAGTCGGTGCCGTACTAGTTGCCCTTGTTGAAAAAGGACGACGCGAAAATAAGTCTGACCACGGAGTTGTCTCAGAAAAACTTGACATTATTGGTAAAAGTCTTGGCCGTTCAATTGACCGTGTTGAACAGACCGTTGTTCGCAACGAAACAAAGTTAGACCAACATATTCGTGACCATGTAAAGGGAGATGTCTGATGGCTAGTAAGAAACCAGCAAAACCTATGGCTAATCAGGTAGCCAAGCAAGTAGTTCTTGACCCTGCTATCTATGGTTCGTTAATTAAACTTTATGGGTCTAAAGACGCTAGATGCGAATGCGGTTCTTGTTCTAGAGAAATAGTAAAAGGAATGGTTAGAGAAAAAGGTGGTGCGTTTTACTGTTCAACAGTATGCGCTAAAAACTCAAACTAATTAACAACGGGGGTTGTGAATGAAAACAGTATTGCTTCGTATTCTTGCGGTGTTCGGCGCTAATGGTCTTGGCGTTATAGGCGCTGGGTCAATCGCTGGCGTACCTCTTTGGAAAGCATGCTTCATGGCAGGCATTGCTGGCGTTGCCACAGTAATTGAAGGTCTTGCTCGTGCGTTCCTTGATGACGGCAAATTATCGGTAGACGAAATAAATGCTGTTTTTAACAAGGTTGATAGAAAGAGTGCCGACTAGGTAGTACTATTTTGTTATCCGGCTTTTCTTTAAAGAGATGAGCCACTTTTTTCAGATTTAACCAAAGGGTGACATGACTACTGATATGGTTTGGCACAACGATGGTCATGCAATCCATCTTCGCATAGAGAGGTCTGAGGTAAAAATTGTCCAAGTTGACTGCCCCAATCAGGATAACGACCCGTGTCGCTTACCGAGTGGCGACTGCGCCGTTCAATACTTTATCGACCTTTATGGGTTTGACTGCAATGCTGGTTCGTGTGATGCGGCTGAATCCGTACAAATCTGCTGGACACTCGGAGGAAACCCCCACGACCTAGACGCTTGTCAGTTGTGGTTCATGCCGATAGACGACAATACCTTCCAGGCTTGGGTATCTAGCGTTTCCTAGGATTGTTCTGTCTGGCTAGGTTCAGAATCCTCGGATTGTGCTCTCTAGCAAGTTCTAAGGCCTGTTTCATGCCAATTGCGGTAATACGCCAGTAAGTGTCATTTAGGCGAATCATTGCCTTGTTTTCTTCCAGTACAGCCAGAGACCTCTTGATGGTGTTCTTGTCATCAAATCCCTTATTGTTTACTTTGCTAACTTTTTGAAAGTCTTCAATCGTCATTGCTTTGTCGTAGGCGTAAGCGTAAGCAAGGATATTGTAAGTTGATGAGCCGTACTTGTAAGTTGGAGTATTGGGCTTTGGCATTGAATTAGCGCCTATTTCATCGATTACGTGTTTGAGTTCCATTAGATTATGAATAATACCTAGAAAACCGCTATTTACAACACGCGCGTAGTGTTTATTCTAGGTCTAACACCTTATTAAGTATAAGGGGAAGACGCTGTATATCAGCGTTGTTTAGCAACAAATTTTTATTAAATTGATAAATGTTTTTGCGGTTGACTTTTGTCTTTGTAATCAACCCTTTGTCAGTAAGGGTTTTGATGGTTTTCTCAACCATGGTCTCACTTATTCCCAAATAAATGGCTATTGCTCGCTGCGTCATTGTTGGGTCAAGTATTATCGCAAAAATTACTCTGCCTGGAGTTGAAATGATTGCGACCTCGTCGGGAGACGAATACTGAATTATTCTATGTTCGTCCATAGACAGCAGTATTTGCTCAACCAGTTCCTTTTTATCGCCGAGTATTTCGGCAATATCTTTCTTGAATTTGTCGATTGACCTGTTGTCCATCCGGTGACTCCGTTGGTGAGATAATGAGATTAGCATGCTTGCGCACTGTGTGCATTGTGTTGTAATCTGTTGTCACCTTAAAGGAGGCGCAATGCTGAAAGACAAACTGGAAAAACTTTCTGTCAGGAAGAAGAACGAAAAACTATGTGCTCTCGGCCTAGAGATGGCGAACATGAGCAGCGAAGACCTTGATTCTTTCCTCAAGGCTATGTATAGCGATGCAAGTTCTAATGAAATTATGATGGTTCTACAAGAAGAAGGTTTGGCTAACTTCGGTATTACTCATTTTAGAGACAAGCGCAGGATGTGCTTTTCTGAAAGTTCTCCATGCTTTTGTATTCTCAACGCCTCTAACAAGGAAGGTGACAAATAATGTCAGCAAAAAAACTATCTTCAAAACTTGAGGAAGTATCAACTAGGTCAGAGGTAGTTGACGCTAGAAAGAAACTTCTTGGCAATCTTGCTGAAATGCTTGAACGAAAGAACATTGACCTTAATGAGATTGGGGACATCAAGCGTGTTTCCCTCTATCAGTCAATGCTCAAAGACGACCAAGGTGAAGCACAAATTCACGACCTTGCGGCTATTCAGTTTAGTCCTAAGTGGGAAACTGGCCCAGAATGGCCTGTTATTCAACAAGGTAAGCCTGTACAACTACAAAAGTCAAACACAAAACCGAAGCCTCCTGCAACCTTCAAAACGTGTGTTGTACCCCCTGATATACAGATTGGTTACTTCCGAAATCAAGAGGGAGCACTGGAGCCGACCCATGATGAAAAGGCTATCTCTATCTTCCTTGGGCTGATTAAAGAGTTGCAACCAGAACTAATCGTCATGGTTGGAGACAATCTTGACCTTCCAGAGATGGGCAAGTACCTCACATACCCAGCATACGCCCAAACAACTCAAGCAGCGATTGACAGAGCCACCATGTTGTGCGCACAAATGCGAGCAGCGTGTCCACACTCCAAGATTATTTGGCTTGCTGGAAATCACGAAGAGCGCATGCCTAAGTATCTACTTACAAATGCTGGCGCTGCCTATGGTCTTAGAAAGGGAAACACCCCTGAGTCTTGGCCAGTGCTATCAGTTCCGTATCTTTGCCGTATGGAAGAGTACGGAGTGGAATACAGGCCTGGATATCCAGCCGCTGACTTCTGGATTAATAAGAAACTGAAGATTATTCACGGTGACCGAGTTAAGTCTTCTGGCTCAACTGCCCATGTATATCTCAACGCAGAAAAGGTATCAATCATCTATGGACACATTCACAGAATTGAAACGGCTTACAAAACGCGTGAAGACTACGATGGTCCTCGCACCATTATGGCTGCATCTCCTGGGTGTCTTGCTCGTATTGACGGTGCTATTCCTTCTACCCGAGGCGGAGTAGACCTAGACGGACGTCCTTTGGTTAGACACGAAAACTGGCAACAGGGTATCGGTGTCGTTATGTACGAAGACGACGGAGACCACAAGTTCTCTTACGAATGCATGGCTATCTACGATGGTTGGGGCATGTACCGAGGCAAAGAGTACAAGGCAGATTAGATAAATCTGTGAGCGAATTAACCTGGACTTGGCTCTTGTTCGCCATGGAACTCATAGGAGTATCTGGAAGTTACCTAATCGGTAACAAGAAATGGTATGGGCACATGATTGTCGCCCTTCACTCTTTTCCCTGGTTAATTTATTCAATCGTCTTCAATAAACCTGGTTTTTTAGCGATGTGGGTACTGTGGCAATGGGTCCACTGGCGAAACATGCTCAAATGGATGAAGCGTGCTTGACATTTAGTTGTAGATAAGCCACATTTAATACACAACTACTCGTGGAGAGTGTATTAAATGACAACAATTGCAGGTATTCAGGGAGACGGGTATGTCGTTGTCGCCGCTGATACAAGAATATCTTCTCTAGACGACTCCGGAAACGCATACCAGATATCCACTCTTGGGTCTGGTTCAGCAAAGATTGCCATAAATGGCAAATACTTACTGGGTGCTGCGGGCGACATGAGAGCCATAAACCTCCTTCACCATGCCTTTCAGCCTCCTGCTCCTACAGTAGGGCTAAAGGGGAAGAGACTAGACTCCTTCATGACGACTAAGTTCATCCCGGCACTAAGGTCTTGTTTTGAAACCCACGGGTATTCGGTAGGGAACAATAACAACAACACCATCGCTGAGCAGGATTCATCAATAATGGTTGTCGTCAATTCCACGATTTACATTATTGAGAGCGACTACTCGTGGACCCCAGAAGCGTCTGGTCTATATGCGACCGGCACTGGAGCACCTTACACACTAGGGGCATTACAAGTATTGGTATCTGGCAAGAAGATATCGCCGGCCCAAGCCAAGAGTGCATTACTTAAAGCGCTACAGGTTTCTGCCAAGTTTGACCCTTATACGGGAAGCCCTTTCAATACCTATGTACAGGAATCCGAGAAGAACAAATGATAGATGAAGCGCCCAGACTTCCTACCATGTTTCCCGATATGTGGTTAATCCCATAGGGGAGAGAAGAGAGAACTAATGAGAGATTACATAGGGAGTAGTAGTGAGTACTAAGGATTCAAATAGTAACCATAAAAATATTCCCAAACTAGATAAATCTGTAGATATACCTGATTTGGACTTGTTTGAGGATGCTGCATGCAAAGGGAAAACACATCTCATGTTCCCCAAAGAACATAAGGATATTACTTATATTGCAGAGGCAAGAAGCATATGCAAGTCATGTCCAGTTCAAAAGTTATGCTTGGAGTACGCATTAGGGTTTCCAGCAGCAGATATGCATGGAGTATGGGCAGGTCTTACATCAAGACAACTGGCGGCAGAGCAAAGACGTAGAGGGGTAAAACCCACTAGACCGACCCTTAGTCAGATGTGGGCTATCTAACCAACTCTAAAGGAACAGGTGTTGCAGTACTCGGCAGAGCCAAAAGAGACTATCTGCATGTCGCACTCTTCCTTACCGCAAGGCATCAGAACCTTCTCACCATCTAGATACATACGAAGGTAATCAGAAGGGGTGGGTCTTGGATGGGGAGCAGGAGCAGGTGTATGACCCTTCTGGGTCTGGCAGTAATCCCAAGCGACCCAGGCTAGGAAGTCAGAAAGAGTCATGCCTTGAGCGCGAGCAGCGTCTATTAAGAGGTTCTTCTCAGCACCAGTTACCTTGACTGTCAGGGTATGAACAGCCTTGGGGGTACGGGATTTCTTAGGCTTACGACCCATCTCTTTCAACCACCATCTTTATGAACTCAGTCATCGTCATGCCATAAGCATCAGCCTTCTCCATAACGAGACGCTTGAACTCAGCAGGGACCTTCATCGTCATAAGAACGAAAGGAGTCTCTGGGGACTTGGGGGGACGACCTGGATTGCGCTTCACTTAGTATCAAACGCTCCGTGGAGTGAACGCCATTCGCCACACCAGTAATCTTCCGCCACCGTCACGGCTGTAGGGAATCTATGGCAGGTTCCATATCGGGAGCCAGGAATCTCTGTGAAATACACGCAGGTAGGGCAACCACGCGAAGGGGTGTCCATACGGATAGAGACTGTCGCGTTTTGGTATCCGGGATTTGATGTCTCGGTATTCACGAGGTTACTCTCTGACTTGTTAGAAACGGGTGAAAACACAACCGACGTGCTCCTCTTTAGGAAATTTTGTACTTTTGTTGTTGATAAGAAGACACTACTTGTTCGTATGCCTTCATGAATGCAACCTGGTCAGTTGCGTTTCGCAACCCATAGACTGCTGAACCCAACTCAGAAATTACTTGTAGTATACAAGGATGTAGTTTGGATGTGTCAGGTGTCACACCAGCGTTACTATCCGCCACCGTAGTCGTTACAGCGCTCCATGCTACGAGTGGTGGGGGTGGGTCTCCCTCTGTGGATACCGAATCCAAATGCCGGCGACGCAAGTCCCCTGGCTTGGGAAGGAACGGGGAGATGCACGCGTGGTCCGTAAGGGATTGCTTTACGCCACCGTAAGGCAAGTCCTGGAGAATCTCCCACCAAGCCCTCAGTATGTTCTTCCTATCTACGTCCAGAAGTATTTGGTTATACATAGAGTAGGCACTCACCACAATATCTTCTAGTTCTTGCTTGTTCACCAGGCCTCCCCGTCTTCTGTAGATTTATCCAGAATTTCATGAAACTTCTCAACGTGCTCAGAATCTCTGAAGATTAATTCCACCGAGTCGTATCGCTTATTCATTTTGTTGCGACCCATATGGAACTCTGAGAGAGCACACCCATCTATGGCGTCCTTGCATCCCTGGACTTCGTAGTCGTGAATCGCAGCCCCGAGTATTTGTCGACGGGTCGCATCTAGTATTGGCTTCCTCTTGGAG